GTAAATTCGCGAAATCAAATCGTCCAACTTTTTAATTCAAATCGTACAATAAAAAGCCGGAAACAAATGTAATCGGCTTTTTTATTAAATCACCATTCAAACGTCATTTAAATCTATTTTAAAGTTCATTGTAAGAACTTCTGTCTTTGACTTGCGCACGCCCGACTTAGCATTAACACTAACATTCTGAACTATTTCAATCTGTTGCCATCCATGCGCCTTAACGAACTCCTTGAGTACTGGACTTGGGTAGCTGCTCAGAATAAACTTTCCTTCAATGCCGCTTAACAAAGTGAGCAGATGAGTATAATCTTCCAAAGAATAACCGTCATAGTGACCACAATCACTGTTGTAATATGGTGGATCACAATAAAACAATGCATCAGATGTATCCCTTGAACGTATGATGCGAACGGCATCAGCACACTCTATCTGAACATTCTGTAATCGTATAGCCAGGTCTTCAGTGAATGACATTCTTTTGTTTGATATCTTGAGGCTGGTTGTATTCTTTGCAATATCATAGCCCCAAGATGAATCTAACATACCTGCGAAGCCCTGTGAAGCCAAAACCCACACCGCCCATGCTCGATCTATCTTTGAGAATAGATGTGGGTTCTCATACATTGTTTTAGCATCCCGGTGCAATTGTCGTGAATGCAATGATATCCGGATACGTTTTTCAAGATCAACAAAGTCATTCTTTACACAATCATAGAAGTTGATCAGTTCACTGTTAGTGTCGTTGATCACTTCAACTCCTGATGGTTCCTTTGCCCAAAAGACAGCACCACCCCCAACAAATGGTTCACAATACAAACGATGCTCCGGTAACATTGGAACTATTGTACTGACTAATTTTTGCTTACCACCGTAATAACTAATCGGTGTTTTCATTTTTGTTTTGTTCATTTCTTTCAATTCGTTACATTTGTTTTATCCCAACAAAAAAGCACATCAAATACTCCTTGGACATTGCGCCCTCGGTATAGCATTTGATGTGCTTTGTTTATTTTTGTTGGGAAACCTGAATAAAAGCCGGGGGCGTCTTTTGCCCCAATCAACTACGGATTGACGGTAAAGAAAATCGTAGTGTTATCAAGTAAATCATCACTTAAAGTACCTGATGCATCATACGTTTTTAACGTGAGCCTGTAGTTGTTGTCTTTGAACAAATACGCAGATCCTCCATCCTTGATACCTGATGTGTGCCAAGTGATTTTTGTAGCATCCGGAAACAATACAATACCATCAGCGGTATGATCAAGCCTATAAACTCCTGTACTTGCTCTAATCCATGGCCGTGTTGTGGGCATTTCATTCTCTTGGACAAAAGTAGGTAGTCCCGGATCTGCACCCCCAACTTGTGACAGATTTGCTATGTATTGTTTGCGATTGTTTATATCCGGTAAATTCTCAGCAATAATCCAAAAGATATCCTTAGCATCAGCCTGAAGAGTATAACCTGCGGGAACGGATGATGCAACAGTAATTTTTGCAACTCGGGCTTCATATGTGTCATAATTCAAAGTCGATTGAAATACTTTGTCACCGGTAGGATCATATGAAACATATAAATCCCAATACTCAACTTGTCCAACTGTAGGCTCAGGATAAGTGTGTGCCGGTACCAGGCAAATTTCACCACCTATCGAAATATATCCGGCACTAATTGAGACGGTTCCTAAAGCAACTGTTCGAACGCATCCCTTAAGAATTACTGCTGTTGAATCGACAATTCCATATGCACTCATCATGCCCTTAAATGCTTCACGATAACCACTATCGATCCATCTAAAATCGTCCAACGTTAACGGAAGACCACCGTTATCTGTAGTTTTAAAACTATTCATATTATCACTATTTTATATCGCTTTGCGGCGTGTTTGTATTTGTTTAAATAGAATTTCATTAAGTCCTCATTGAAGACAACTGCAGCAGGAACATTTACAATAAAATCAAATTGATTTATTTCTATTTGATTGAACAGGTAAGTTGGTGCAGCAGCTTCAGAAGTATTAAACAAAAAAGTTTCTTCATTGTTTTCAGCATCGTTAAACAAGAAAGTTTGTTCAATGAATATCGCATCATCAATATAAATCCCATTATTGATCGGATCAAATTGCTCATTCAACAATCTTTCAAGGTTACAAACCTGGCCATTGAATTCAAGATCGTATTTTGTTTGATCAAAGAAATCATCAAACTCTTCATGCAATTGAATCAACGGCTTGAATGCTGCTTTCATGTAATCAATTACCTCCGGAGCTTTGTGTTGTGGTGGTAATAACCACAGAACCACAAAATAAAAATCAATTATTATCATGCTAGAATGTATGTGATTGAATCGGTTAATGTAAACGCAGGATCGATTTTCAAATAACCGGCATTTGGATTGTAATAATCACCCAATGAAACAAATGGATTGATTCCATATTGAGCAGAAGCATTTTCAAATACTGGGTTAACAACTCCAACAGCCTGTTGTATCTGATCAGTTAATTCAGTGATAGAAAAAACACCGTTGAACGGAAGTCCTTTACAGTAATTATTGATTGCTACTTCAACCGGTTTGATTGAAGTGTCTGAAATCAGTTCGCCGTTCGCATTAATCAAAAGTGGATCCACATATACCCGGTACTGAACACGAAGCAAGTCCGGAACTCGAGAAACGGATGTAATGATAACACCTGCAAATTTGATCTTATGCATATAAGCTATGAACCCATCCAGTTCAAGTATTGTTAATGGTTCAGGATCACCTGATCCATCGAGCTTCGCCACTTTCAAAAACAATTGTCCACCAATTTCATTAACTGAAACCAACTTCACAATTTTGGCCGGTTCATTTACTGCAGCATACTGATATTGATCATCAACCAAAACGAGCGCATCACCGTATTGAAATTCCAATGCTTTCTTTTGGTACCATATCGGATTACCAACTATCAATTCAAGAGCGCGTGCATTTATCCAGGTAACATGATCATCGAATCTTTTTTCATGCATCCATATTCCAACGGCCATGACAAAAAACATCAAACGCCAAACAGCTACTTTACTTGCAGATGTTAAATCAGCCAATAGAGTTTGGGTATTATCAATGTTTGGTTGCATCGCATTCAATGTTACCATAGTTTGCTTTTCCAATAACATTTCGTCAAGGATCTCATTAATTGTTCTTGCCATTATTCTTCAATATTTAAAAGTTCTTCATACGGAGGGACATCAGACCAAAACCATCCATCCTTTGTTTCTGAATGATTCTCATTTAGGACAGTTCCATCAGGAAAATGTACTTTATTTCCTTCCAACCATACTTTATTTGATTCGTCGTATTTATACCACATATAAACATTATTTAAGGTACTACAATCCAATTTTTAGATGTTCCTATTAAAATATCTGCCGCGGTCAAATCATTGGCTCCTGGGCATCTTGTACATGTAAATGTTTGTGCAACGGCAACAACATCTAAATCGTTTAGTATCTGCACTAATTCCGCCCTTTCAAATGCACAATCAATAACAGAAAAAGAAACTTTAATACCAGTAACTCTTAAGAATGCTAATGAATAACATCCTGTAAATGCACCTGTAGTTACATTTACATTTGCCAATGACGAGAATGCAATAGCAATTAATGAATAATCCCCATTACACACATTTGCAATTGTTGTTAATGCTGTTGATGTAATTGTTCCAACTCTCAAAAGTTCAGGATTTCCAGCTAAACCACTTGCTAAAGTTGTGCTTGCGGGAATATTTATATCTCCCATTAATCGAAGATTTTGCATACTGTTCCAAGTGGAATTGGTAGCAATAGCCCCCGTTGCAATTATATTTCCAAATTCCCTGACATTTGAACTTTGCCAAGCATTAGCCAGTGAAGGGGTTCCTGTGATTGTCATATTAGGAAATATGCAATTTCCTATCGATCCAAATACAACTGAAAATGAAGTTGGTGAAACTATTGTTTGAGCGAAATTAATAATTCTCAAAGCGGACAACCCTAAAAAATAAGAGTTCATATTCACCGACGAATACGTGTAATTTTGCAAATCTAATCTTTCAAGTAGTGGATGAGCCTTTAACATTTGAAATCTCGATGTCGCCCAACTTGCCAAAATATCTAAAGAAGTATTTCTTGTGAGTGATGTTGTTGATCCAAGATTAAACTGTACCGGTGTTCCTGAATTCGAAGTAATTATAATTAATACTTGCTTATAATTTTCACCATATTCATCAACCAAAACAATAGAACTTATCCCAGCGTAGGTATAAGTATGTGAAGTAACAGCGGTTGTTGTTATGGTTGAGTGCGCACCTCCATCTCCCCAATCAACATCGATTGAAAAAGTACCTGATGAAACATTGAAATAATATGTGTTTTCACGGTTCTCATAAATCGCGTATAAAATAGCAATTTTCGTATCTGCGCTTGTTATTACCGGCATTGCTAACCAATCCGGATTCCTAACCCATGCACCTGAAGGTGGAGCAGGTGTACAAACCATTGGGACATTAGCACGAAGTGCCACTGGTAAACCGTTAGAATCTGTATGGTTTACATCAGGTGCTTCAACTTCAGTATTGGCACCACTGATTGTAGCTCCACTCACAATAACATTACCAAGTGTGTCAACTACATCAACTGTTCCATTAGGTGCAAGTGCTTGTGAATTTGAACCACTAATTGTTATGGAATTTGAAACGATATTTCCAAGTGAGTTAAGCACATCAACAGAACCATCCGGAATTATTAACTCTTGCGTTCCTGTTCCAGGGGCATACATTCCTGATGCAATTATTTCTGCAGCTGAATTGATCGCCTGAATAATGATCTGATAGGCAGGTAGAACATTATCTGAAGAAACTAAATGCAGGTTCTTTTCAAAGTTCAATTTCATAAAGAAATTTACCACCTCAGGCTTCAGGATCTCAGGTGCAATATATTCACCTGCAGGAATGTCTAATGATGTTAAATTGTTAGCATGCAAAAATTCAAACAATCCGGATAATGCCCCACTATTTTCAAGCAGCACATCAAATATTGATTGATCGATATGTTTCTTAATAAGTTCCATTTGCTTTTATTGTTGCTGTCTGGGCATCGATTGAAACCAAAATATTCTTTGCTTCATCTGATTCTATATTTAAGCGGATTTTCTTTTCTAATTCTGCAACTGTTACCGGTGAAAGTGTTGAGTTAATATATTCAATCATGTTAACCCCTAACAAAGGGGCATTTTTGAAGTGTCCTGGTGCAGCCATTAAAATATGTTCAATGTGTTGCTCATCACTGAAACCTACATTCCAGTCGCCATTTACAATCGGTGCTTTTATATTGATATCCTTAGCCATGTTTCACATTTGGGTTTTCGTAATCTGTTTGTACTGCAGGTGGAAGCGGTGTATAAAAAGTGGATAATATTGCTTTTAATGCAGCACCTCCATCTGTAGGCACCGGAAGCCATGCCGCTAATTTTGATTTGAGTGAATTAACTTCATCTTTCAGAGCTTTGATTTCATCGTGTACCTTTTGAGATTTCACCAATCCGCCAAAATCTTCGTTCCGGAAAATCAACTTTTCAGTTGGAACAAACTTGATGGATTTGATTTCTGAATAAACTATCGCCGTCAGGTTCTCCAATTTTCCATCCGTCAAACCACAAAGGACATACGAACCGACAACAGGTTCAATGAAGATCCCGGAGCTTTCTCCATTCAATACTGATTTTATTGTACAGTCTTCCACCTTAGCTCCAATATTCAAAGTAAGATTGATCGTCCAGTCTTGATCATTGAAAGATTCAACTTTTCCAATGAGTAAATCGGGCTTAATCATTGATTTAACAGCGGTCCGTATTGCATCAATTATTTCGCTCATGCCACAGATCCAAGTTTAATTTGTTGTTCTATTCCGGAAACGCCGTGTCGATATGTTACGCCGTCAACGAAATAAGATCCCGTTTTATCTGATTCCTGTTCGTTGACCAATTCAACCACATCACCGTGAAAAACCAAAGGAGCACCCATTGCGATAAATTCACCGCGAAAACCATCATATCTCAATCGCTCCATTTCCTGAGTTGCAACTTTCTCTAAGTCTGATTTTTGTAAATCAAAAAAGTTCAAAGTTTTTTCCTCACCATCCGCATCACCAATCGTTACTTCGATCTTTTCGCCGTTTGCCAAATTTGAAATTGCGGTAACTTTTAGGTTCAAATCATCCTTTGACGTATATTCTAATGATTGCGATTTTACATTAGTATTTGATGCATTATCAATTACGAAGCGATGAGTTTTATTATTGCCTGGATCATATTGCTTGCCAACTACAATTTTACCGTTGCGAACGAAAACAGGAAAACCATAATCTTTCTTCAACTGATCCAAAAGCTGCGCACCAGTTAATTTGTTTACTACAAATTTTGGAAGGGCTACATCAAAACAGTCAACCACATAAGGCAACACTTTTGACAAATAGGATTGAAATGTTTCGTTTTTGGCATTTTCAGTAATCTGAATTTGTTTAAGTTTCCACATCAGATCCTCACATTCAATTTCTATCGGAACCTTGGGATGTACCCGGACAACAAAACCATTAAAAATTTCTTGTAAACCTTCGCTCTCGTAACCTATTTGAATTGAAACCTCTGTGCCTTTTGGAATTGCATCCTTCAATTTATTCTTATCCACTTTCAACGCTGCAGGAAGTAATATCGTGGCTTTTTGGGTGAGTTCTTTCCACGTACTTTCAACAGTAACTTCATGAACAAAATCAACGGTCAACGATCCAATTTTAATATGACAGACAAGCACTTCCATTAAAAGAATTTTGGTGATGGTTTATCCTGGATAATTAAAGGCAACGGCTTCGTTGATTTAGCAGAAAATGAATAGGGCTGCACATTGATATGCGCAGTCTTTTGAATGGTGTTTTCACTAAGTATTACAATTTCATATATTCCGCGAGCATTCAATACTTCGTGTTCAATTTCAATAGATTTTTTCAGGTCCAGGAATGCAGCCAATTTTAAAAATAGATCCATTGGATATTGTGCTTCATTATTGCAAAGCATTCCACTTACTGAAATGTTCCAATCACCACTATTTATAAATTCATCAACTGAAGTGTCTCGGCCTTGAATAACGGTGACAACGATATTTTTTGTTCTGTTGGCCTCTACAACTGCACTTTCAAGTAATAAATCTTCCAAGCCGTCAGTTCCTTTCAATCTTAAAGGCATGAATAACGGCATTCCAGATAGAGTGGATGACTGGCCGTAATCTTTCTTCTTGTAAAGTGTTACATTTTCATAACCAATGGCAATTTTAGTAGCCTCTTCTAGGGCAATATCATACTCATCTTGAATACGTGTATTTAATAACGTATTCACTGCTGCACCCAACGCAGGGTTATATCTTACATTGGATGTTAATATTGCTAATTCAGGTAATTTAAATTCCATTTAAGTTCAATTTAAATTGCTACTTCAAAATCTCGAACCGCTCCGATCAGAGTTTCCGAAACTTGTTTTTTAATTTCCGAAAGACCTTCTTTAAGAGTAGTACTTTGTAAAATAATGTCTCCGTTGATAAGGTTTTGTATTCGCACATCAACGCGTTTAACTTCACCTGCTCCTGACATTACTTTGTCCGAAGAACTCGATGATTCTTTTCCTTTACTGGATGATGTTGATACTAATGGAGGTGCAGGTTCCTCGGTTGCTGTTGAAGAATTTGAAACCGACTTATTGTTTTTAGACTCTGCTTTCCCTAATCTTTTTAACAGTCTATTTTCCTCAGCCAATAGAGTGTTTTTTATTTTAGCCATTGATTTATCATCCAGTCCTGGTAAGTCCAACAGCCCGTTATTTTTACCGTGATTTTTTCGTTCCTGTGCTTCAAACTGCATTCTTTTTTTCACAGAAGCAGTGTACATTTCCGCTAATACCTCCGCTTCTGCTCTTGCCTGAATGTTTTTTATTAGTTCCTTTTCAGCCTTGTTAATATCATTTAAGGCACCGGCCTGAAGATTATATTTCTTTGTTAGACCGGGTTGAATTTCATCTATCTTTTTTAGAACATCCTTATACTCATCAGTTCCTTTCTTGGTTGTCTTTAAAGCAGTAAACAATTTCTCTATTTGAACCCGTTGATCAATGGTTTTGGCCGATACCCTAGATGAAATTTCAGCATTCATTTTTTGAGTTGCTGTCAATCCTTTATAATCTCTTGTCGCTGCAAATATAGCTGTGCCTAATAAGGCTAATCCACCAATAACTAAACCAATTGGATTAGCAGCTAATGCAGCATTCCATAACCACTGCGCTGCTGTAATCGCTTTTGTTGCTATTGAACCAGCGATTGATGCTGCAGTAGAAGCTTTTTCCATTATCGCCTGTCTACCCTTCGCTGTTGCTAATGCTAACACTGCTGATTTTGCGACTCCAAAAACAGGGGCAAAACTATTGACGGTTGTCATCACCTCCATCATTGGCTGTAAATAGGCGGTAGCTCCGCCAGTGGCCTCAAAGAATGAAAGTTTGGCATCATCAATCGATGCTTTCATTCGAGCCATTTTCTCTGCAGTGGATTCCATGACAATATTCGCCTGCGCTTGCGCTCCTCCTGTTTTACCAATTTGAGTTGCAAGTTTGTCCTGAGCGTCAACGGATGAAAGTAGAATGTTAGCAGCTGCTGCGTTCTCAGTCCCGAAGACCTGAGCCATGATTGTAGCATCGCCCTGGGCTTTCTTCAACTCTCTTAATCGGGTCGTGAACGGCAATGAAGTATTGGAAACGATATCCATATTCACTCCCAACTTTTTCAGTTTATCTGCAGCTTCTTTCGGAATGACATCCTCACCTGCCATTTTACCAAGGACATTTCGCAATGCCATACCTGCTTCACTACCTTCTTTACCACCCGCAGCCAGTGCTTGAATTGCCGCATTAGTTTCAATGAATGATACTTTGGCTTGTTTTGCCGCAACTCCTGACACTTTTAAAGCTGCTGATATCTGTGGAACCTCAGCCGCACCTAATTGTGCGGAGTTGGCCATGACATCCATCATCTTTGTCATTTCCGCGGCGGCTACTTTCGGTTTGGATAGATCCACACCAAATTGAAGCATACCTGTTGTTAATGCATCAACAGCTCCTGCAGCATCACCACCCATTGTTTTGGACATGATTTGAACATTTCGTTCCATCAATCCAAGCGATTCCTTGCTTTTTGCTATATCTGGTCCTAATCGACCTAATAAAGTTTTATAAGTATTAATTGATGCAGCCGCATTACCTCCAAATTCTTTTGCAGAGGCACGCGCTTTGTCACCGAGTTGATCAAGGTCCTTGCCAGTCAAACCCGTCAGAGCAGAAAGGTCTTTTAATGAAGCATTAAATTCTAGTCCAGGTGCGTTCAGATCCTGAAGACCTTGATTTACGTTTTGTAGGTTTTGGTGAAATGCCGCCAGGTTGACGGATTTCATCGAGGATTCAATTTTATTTAAACTCGATGCAGCATTTTGTTGAAACGCCTCAGAGGACTTTGAGTTTCTCTCAAAGCCCTCATTCATTTTCTTGAGTACATCAAGAATATTTCCTTTGGCGTTTATGTCAATGTGTTCCTGCATTACCTTACGGCTTCTAAAGTTTTGAGCAAGGCCACAAACAATTTTTCTAACTTATCATCAATAGCTGATCCGATCAGTAGACTGTTGTGTTCTCGAATAAAAATTGCTTCCTGGCCAAGTTGAATGAATTGATCCATCGGTAATTGATAAGGATCTATTTGGAAGGACTCACGAATGAAGGCTCCAATCTTCCTTATTTCGTCGTGGCCGTCATCGGTATTTATAAGATTGGAGCCTACAGCTTTTCCACGTCTGCTGTAAACCGGCGAAGCAAACTGAGAGCCGCTAAGTAAGCAGCGAAGCGAACTTCATCAGATCCTGACTTCAAGTCTTCATCTCCGCTTAACCAACATTCTTGCAAATAGATGGTTCCTTCAGCGACAACGTTCAAAGCTGTCTCTGCTTTTTTCACTTCTTCCAATCCTGGCTTAGTCAAGAATGCAGTCTTTTCAACTTCATCAACAAACACAGTCAACTTTCGCAATTCACCATCAGCCTTTACACGATCTAGTTTCTCAGCAGGGATTGCTTTGAGAATTTCATCGTTGATTTCCAGGTAATCAACTTTGTAGTCATAACAACGGAAGATTCGACCCATTTTAAGTGCTGCAGCTCGCAACAATTCAAAATCATTTTTAACGCGATCATCACCATCGATCCAACAATCTTTCAATTGTAGTTCACCAATTTTGAACTCATCCTGACCGCCTAATTGGCTTGAGGAAACGATGTCATTTAATTTCGGGTGACGAACAATGCAATAGATATCCGGTCTGCTTGCATCGGGTGTGATTTTATGTAAATCTCCATGTTGTTTTTTCCATTCCTGGATTTTCGCCGGTGATGGCATTTTAAAAGTTGAGTGTGACATATTGTTGAGTGTTAAAAAGATTAAATACTATGCATCTTGATTCCTGCGCAGATCAGGTCAAGCTTTACTTTCGATGAAGTATCACCTTGTTTGATATCACGCATGTTGTTTAAGAATTCGCAGTTCTGAATCACGTCCACAACCATTGGTGAATTCAATGTCGCTTTGTAGCTGACAACAATTTCAAATGGTGGAATGTTTGTGATATCTCCAAGCGAAGCTTGTTGAAGTGCAACGGCTTCAAATTGGTACACCTCCATTGAAGGATTCGTGTATTCATTGTTTCCGTAACCTCTTCCAATAGGTTCGTCACCTGCACCCATGATATTCTCCTTGTTTCTTTTGTTTCCATAAGAAATTGAAGTGATACCTGTCAGTGTACGACCTAACATATTTACGGAGATAGATGCCCAAGCATGCTGAACTCCGTTTATAAAGATTGGTGTGGGCATTTCGATTAATTATTAGGGTTTGTGAATCCGATGTAGTTCGTAATTGTCTCGGCAACTCCTGTTGGCACAATAGATACCTGTGTAGTCAATTCGGAAGTTGCAAGAACATCCTGAGCCGGATCGATTTGAACCGGTGGAGTTGGTCCTTGTGGATCAGGTCCAGAAATTTCACCTGCTTGGAACATTTGACGAAGTGCCTTGTTTCCTGCAGATTCCATTACAGCAATTGTAACCGGATCAATTAACCCGGTTGCCGTATCAACAAACACGGTTGAATTAACGAAAGGCAACATTGCCTGACGTGTCAAACGTGCAGCTTTATTCCAGGTACGATTCTTTTCAATCGTGCTGTAATCATCTGTGGCGGTTGTACAAGTGAACGAAGCGTTCATGTAAATACCAGGATGATCTGTGTAAGAAATGAAATACAAGTAACCATTCGTGTTGAGCGTGTCTAATTGTGCTGCAGTTTTATCCTGCATTAAAACACCGTTCACACGGGCAACATCAAACGCTCCGGACAATAAATTATATTTACCAACCCAACCGATACTCTCATTTACTTTAGCCAGGGAAACAACTCCCAATGCACGACCCAATGAAGTATGCTTTTGCGCCCATGCTCCAAGTCCGTAGAATGCATCATTTTGACCAAGCATTACAGATACATGTTTCGCTAAAGCGGTTCGTGTATTTGTTGCACCGGTGGCTCCAAGACCTTCCAACACAATGTGAATTGGTCGGTGATTCTGTAGACAATTCAAAGCAAACAATTGAGCCTGTGCAATTGCACCTGTTAATGCTACTTCATAATCTGCAGGGGCAACTGAAGGATTAAACACCACCCCTAATTGCTTGATCTTTCCTTCTGCAGTATTGATCAACTTAATAGCAGATGTTGCAGTTGCCGGTGTTAACATTTCCACCGGTGTAGCTGTTTGTGCTGTGAACTGAACATACAAAGTACCGCTCGCATTCACTTCAAAGAACTCAGCAATTGCTTGGTAAATCTGAGCAGTTGACGTAACATCAAAAGCAGCATTTACACCAAGTGCTTCTGCCTCTGCAGCTGAACCCAATTTATACACGTTGTTCAGCACATACGTAGCACCTCCTGATGGTGCAGGAGCCTGGATGATCATTGCAGAAATACCGTCATTGGACTTGGCTGTTATACCAAGTCCTCCTGACTGTTGAATATTTATTACTTGTCCCATTTGTAGGATGTTTTATCGATGTGAATAATTAGTCTTCAGATCCGGTTCCACCGGCTCCAACTGGAACGTAATCGTCGTCACCTTCCTTTGGTTCTGATTTGGATCCTTCACCTTCTTTGGAAGCTTCATTCTTGTCAGCTTCAAGAGTAGCCAGGAATGTTTCAACCTCAACGATCAAAGCAGGTTTTCCCTGATTCGTTCTTGTTTTGGTCTCTAAACCTTTAGATTTAGCGAATTCAACGATTTCACCAAATTTGCCATCCTTCCAATCTTTTGAAGGCGCGGTTGAAGCAGCCGGCGTTTTTGAGTTACCACCTTTTTTACCTGCTTCAAACTCAGCGCGCGTCAATTCTTCAAACTCCTGTTTGAATTCGTTGCAATGGTTTTTAGCGTAGCTTTTGTGTTTTGTTAAGAACACGTTACCATCAGAGGTGATGATAATTGAACTTTCTTTCGGGTTTGCCGCGAATACTGATTTTACTTGATCCGCATCGTATGTGATTTTTGACATGATTACGATTTTAAAAGTGATTTATATTGTTTTTCTAATTCTTTGTAAGAGTTGATCAGTCCATTCTGTTCGCTTTCCATGTGCGAGACTTTTTTAAGCAATTCATTGTTTTGAGCAATCAACTGTCTGTTTTGTTCTAACAGGGTGTTTAATTGATTTTTCAATTCATTAATGGCTTCGTCACGTACATGTAGAAGTTTGTCGAAGTTGCTAATGGTATCCTGGTAGATATCAATTTCAGTTCTTTTGTTCTGTAGTTCGAGTGCTTTTGCCTTCGCTCTGGTTTGGCGTTTTGAAAAAAACCAACCTGCAATGGCGGTAATTATAGGTGCAAGGATTCCACCTGCTGTTGTCAATATTTCGGTCATTTTTCCATTTCAATTATGGCATTAACAATAGCTTGTGCAATTCGATCCTGGACAGTTGGATCCATGAGCATTCGACATTCTTTCTCGTTAGTATGGAACATCGTTTCGATGAGCATTGAAGGGAAGGATTTAGATGAAATGACTGTGAACAATTCTTCTTTGTCCGGGTCACCATCACCCAAATTTGAGCGACCTTTTAATTCAGGAAACTTGGCTTTGAAAGCATTATACAGAATTGTAGCAAGTGGATCACTGTCCGTTTGTCCAGGAGAGGTGAATATCTCATATCCGTTTGCGCTCTGATCAGATGCTGCGTTACTGTGAATTGAAATGAGAACACCAGGCTTCTTAGCTAAACTAATAGCTGCTGCAGCTCGTTTTACTCTCAATGTCAATCCAACATCGTCCCATTCTGAAGGAGTCACTGTATAAACAAATGAAATTCCCAGGGCTTTCAATTTAGCACCAACTTTTCCTGCAATAGATCTATTGCCGACGCCTTCATAGTAAACAGAACCGTCAGACCATTTCGGGGAACGTTTTCCCGGAGTTACATATTGACCGGTTGCAGGGTTTATCGCTCCGTGTCCTGCATCAATAATGTATATCCTTTTGCTCATGATCTTTCGGTTCTGTTTTTCACTCAACTATGAAACTGGTGTGCTGTTAGGCAGCAGGGCTATAAACAGCCGCAACTCCTTTATTTCTTATTGGAATAACCATTGCACGCTTGCTGAATCCAATTACATCACGTCTGTAGGTCGGGTCATTTTCAGCTTCGCTATGATACATTTTCTCTGTACCCATTGCACGACCTACTTCATCCTTGTGAAATGCGATGGATGCAACTGTGTCAGTTGATGGAGCTGCTGCTGCTCCGAAAGCAACCTTTGCACCTGTGGTTTTGTTGTATCTTGGTAAACGCTTAGTTGCTAATGTGTATAATTTGAAACCATACAATACATTACTTGCCATTAACTGATTGTACAAAGTGATGTTTGCAGTCATCAAATCCATTCTATGTTGTGAAGACAAAACCAAGATTCTTCCTTCACCCGGGATTTCAGCGTCATCAAATGCTTTGCTCAATCTCAATATATCTTCGAACTTCAAAGCTTTTAAACCGGCTCCATTGTCGGCTCCTGTTGTAACAAGCAACGGTGTATAGGTTCCGTCAGCTGCAGGGGCAATTGCATGTGCTGCTTTCTCCATGATCTTCATTCGTAATGATTGTTTGTGACCATACACGATAGAAGTAAGTTTGTTATAAGCCAATTCTACTAGATCCGCATTTTTGACGTGTTGGTTCTCAGTATCGAAATTGTCAATTACCAATGCAATAGCACCGTCAGCTCTTTCTGCTGTGGCAATAGGATAAGTGGTGTTATTGATTAAAACATCAGGATTAACTCCTGCTTCAGCAAGGTTGATGATGTCGTTGTCAACGAATGGTGATAAATCCCTACATTCAGACAGGAACATGTCGTCGGCATAGAATCCTTCCATCAATTCGGCTAACCAAATTTCACGGTTTAATCCTGCCATGGCTCCACCTGTAACGGTGTTTAAAAGTGATACTACTCCGGCAACTCCGGCACCGGTACCAATAATTTTTGCAGATACTACACCTGCCACTGCTGCTCCTGGCATCAAAACAGCCAAAGACAACATACATACGGCTAATAATCCATAGCCTAAACTTACAATTCTCTTCATTTTTCTGTTTTTAAAGAGGTTAATACTTAACTCCTTCTGCGTCGGCTAATGCCTTGTAACGCTCAGGGTCACTTGTTTTCATTGCAATCAGACCTTTTGGATCCTTCTTTCTGAAATCTGTGAAAGTCCATTTGTCACTCCCTTCTGCAGTTGCAGAAGATTCAGGTTTTTCATTCCCGGACAAAGGTTTTTTAACAGGGATTTTTGCCAGCATGCGCTCAGTCAACTCAAGGTTGGATTGTGCGTCTGCTAACCAGGTATCTTTCTCAGATCCTAGAATTTTACCTGCAGCAACAGCATCATTGATGACTTTTTCTGCATTCGCTTTTTTGTCTGCAGTTTGCTTAGCTTCCAGATCTTTGATTTTTTGATCATTTTTTGCAATTGCTGCGTTTACGTCTTGTTCCGATGCATCTGCAGGTAGTCCAAGAGCTGATAATGATTCTGCGGTGAGTTTCATTTCTACATTTTTGGGGTTAATAATCGTTGGGGTGTCAGTGCGCTCTTGCTGCTCCTCCTCTTCACGATCCTTAGCGTCGTACTTGGAGAACAGGTTTGCACAAATTTTTAAGTCTTGGAACGCTGCTATTTCAGCGTTGTCTTCAATAATTGGATCAATAATTTGATCAATAAGTCCTGCTTCAAGTGCCTCCTCTGCTGTAAACCAATTGTCACCGTTCATCCAATCTTTCAATTCCTCAGCGTCTTTACCTGTTTTAGCAGACAATCGCTTTAGAAATGAATCCTCCATCGAGCGCAATACTTTGGCAGTACTTTCCATGCTTTTTGCATTTCCGGAAGTGGATCCCGATGGTGCGTGGATCATGACGAATGCATTTGAAGCCATCTTTACTGTCTTTCCGGACAGCATAATAATTGACATCATGGATGCAGCCAGACCATCATTGATAATTGTCGTTGGATTTTTAGCAGCTGCAATTGCATTGAAAATGAGATTGCCATCGATCACGCTACCACCAGGAGAATGAACATGAATGTTCACGGGATCCTTTTTTGCTAAAAGTGGTTTAATTGCCGAAACGATGTATGGACCGTCACCGCCCCATATTGTTCCGTAAAGTTTTACCGTGTTACCATCAATTTCTGCGTACATAGAAGACTCGTTAATTCGACTTGCTTAGGACACAAATTTCATTGCTGTTTTTAACTATGCCAAATTGTCATACCGTGGTGGTAATAATTTAATACTATGACAGTATGTCAGGAATACTAGCGCGGTATTCCATTTTGGCGACTTGCACCGCGCGTGCGACCTTTGGGTTATGAACAATGCAGAAAAGAAGGATTTAGCGCGTAATCTCTATGTCAAGACAGACATGAAGCGTAAAGAGATTGCTTCTCAGATTGGTACTACAGAGAAAACTTTACGGGGTTGGATTGATGCTGGCCAATGGGATAAAATGAAGGATTCGATTCAAATCACGCGACCGAAACTCCTTCAGGATGCATATAACCAACTCAATGCAATTAACCGGTTTGTTGAAGAAAACTTGAATGGGATCCCAACGAAAGATCTTTCAGATGCCAAAGCAGTAATCCGTAAAGAAATCGAATCATTTTCGACACAACCAATTCATAAATACATTGAAGTATTTGAGGAATTCATTCAGTTCCTGGCAAAAAATGAGCCTGGCAAACTGAATGATTTTGCATCACTTTCTCAAACTTTCATTAACCAGGTTAGCAGATCCAAGTAATATGGCCGAAGCGTATAAATTAAAAGATAAGGAAGCCCAAAAGCGGTACGATGCCCTCATTAAACGCATCACCGAAAGCACATCTATAAATGCGTTTGAAACAAAGAAGGATCAGGAATTAAGAATAAACACCTCAAAAGGTAACTTCAAACTTTTCGTTGAGAATTATTTTAAACATTACGCTGATTCGGAAACTCCGGAGTTTCATGTTCGTATTGCAAGAAAAGTCCGCCGGAACTCAAAATACAAGGGTTGGTTGAAATGGGCGCGAGGACATGCAAAATCGGTCGTTGCAATCGTGTTGCTTCCATTATGGTTGTATATCAATGGGGACATCAAATTTATGTTGGTTGTTGGTCAAAATGAAGACAAGGCTAAAATACTACTTGGTGACCTTCAGGCAGAGTTGGAGCATAATCAATTGTTCATTCACGATTTTGGTGCGCAAAAAACTCAAGGTCATTGGGAGGGGGGATTCTTTGTTACAAAATCAGGCTTCAAGGCAAAGGCCATTGGAATGGGACAAGATCCGCGTGGGATTCGTGTTGGTGCCGATCGTCCGGATTACGTTGTTGCAGATGATTGGGAAACCAAAGAAACCGCGAAAAACCCAATGCGTCAGGATGAATATGCAGAATGGTTTCTCCGTGGGGTTATCCCAGCAATGGATAATAAAAACCGACGTGTTTTGATTGCTCAAAATCACTGGACTCCACGCATGATCTTTTCAAAGATTGTAGAAGAGAATAAATCATGGGATATTGACCGCTTGGATGGGTACAATCCTGTGACGCATGAACCCACTTGGAAGGAAAAATACGACCGTTGGTTTTTCAAAGAAGTTGAAGAGGAGATCGGCACTGTTCGCGCGCTAGCAGAGTATAACAATACGCCTCATGTTGAAGGTAAATTATTCTTGGACGAATATATTCAATGGTCAAGAATTCCAAGATTAACATCCTTTGATGCATTAATAGGGCGTTGGGATGTTGCCTACGGAGGAACTAAAACAAGCGATACAAGTGCAGTACGTATTTGGGGGTTAAAGGATGGTAAGAAATATCTGATTGATTGTTTCGTGAAACCTGCTAAACTGAAAACTGCATTGAATTGGATTGCAATGTTTCAAAAGAATCTTCCAGATGGGGTTGCAATTCAAATCGGTTTTGAATCACAATTTTGGAATGAAGAGGTATATCGAAACATTTCCGAAGTTGAAGCGGAACATAAAATGCTTCTAAATCTTACAAAAATAGATCGGCGTACAGGAAACAAATATGAAGATTTACTTACCATGCTACCTCAATACCAAAATGGACGTGTGTATTATAATGAAAGGTTGAAGTCTCACAATGATACTCAATTAGGACTTGCACAACTGAAAGGTTTAGAACCAGGATACAAAACTAAGGACGATGCACCTGATGCTGATAAATATGCTTTTGATTACTTGGATCAGTTCAGCAGCTCCAAACAATCAACCTACAAAATCCAAAAGAAAGAATCTCGTAATTATTAAACTATGACAACATTAATCATTGAAGACTTACTCGCGCTGATTGAACAGGATGTTCTTGACGATATCACCGGTGATGACGATACAAAAATAGATACTGCAGAACTTGCAGCACTTGGTGAAGTAACCGGTTATTTGAACATTCGGTACGATGCCGGTAAATGCTTGGATAGAACATATTTAGTTGCAGATCCCACTCCTGAAACTGGACATGCCGCATACAATGGAATTTCAACTGTACTCGAAAAGCTTGCGGATATCACGCTTTATAATTTACATACCAGGTGTATGCCTGACAATATCCCGAAACTTCGCCAAACGCGTTATGAAAATGCGATCGCATGGTTGGAGAAAGTTGCGGACGGTTTTATTGCGCCGGTTCTCCCGGTTAAAACAGACGAGCCTTCAACACCGCTTCGTTATGGAAATAGTCAAACACCTCAAAACCCATATTATTAATGGCAACCTCAAAAAATCCAATTGGGTACAAGTCAACAGCTACGGTTGTAGCAACATCGACTGAAAGACCAAATCAGCTTACATCACGTCAATTTGTTGCTGCTCAGCAACAACGTGGCCGTCAATTAATCCTTGATTGGTTGAAAGCACTGCAGGCTGCAGAACATCCTGAAAAACCGAACAGGGAGTTATTATATAAGCTCTATAAAAACCTGATGTCTGATGGTGATTTAATTGCAGAATGGGAAACGCGAAGAAAGCTTAGAATCATTGGTGCCGGTTTTAGTTTTTTTGATGCTAACAATAAGCCGGTTGATGAAGCTACAAAGATCATAGAAACGAAGTGGTTCAACGATTTAATGAGTCACGCGTTTGATTCAAAATTGTGGGGTCATTCTTTAGTAGAGATTAAAGCCATTACTCCGGAAGGATTGATTTCAAAAATCAACCTAGTGAATCGTCGGTATGTGATTCCTGAAAAAGGATTGCATATTGATAAGATTGGTGACGAAAAAGGGGTTTTATACCGTGAGGATCCTGCCTACAGTCCATGGCTGTTTGAATTCGGTGAGGTAGATGATCTTGGTTTACTATCGAAAGCAGCTCCGTATATTCTATTCCTTCGATTTGCACTTTCTGCATGGTCTGAATATGCTGAAAAATTCGTTATGCCGGTACGAATTGGGAAAACCAATACCAAAGATAAACAGTCATTGGATCGTCTCAACACGATGATGATCGACATGGCTACGGCATCGTATGCAATCCTGGACAAAGATGAAGAGTTTGATTTTGTTGAAACGGCAACTGCAGACGGATCAAATGTGTTTGATAAACTAATTGCAACTTGTACCGGGAAACTTTCGAAGTTGATCAATGGAGCTGTTATTGGTGAAGGAACGACAGGTGGATCCAATGCAAAGGAACAAGTTGGTCAGGACATTCAGGATCTTGTTACCAATGCCGATATGATGTGGTTCGAGGGGCTAATGAAAGAAATTACTCCGCGACTTGTTTTGATGGGATATCCTTTTCAGGATCTAACGTTCAAATTTAAAAGAACAAAGAACCTGGAACAGCTCCTGAAGGTTGTGGTTGGTTTACTGGATCATTATGATATTCCGGAGGAGGAAATTACGGACACGTTTGGTTTTACAGTCACAAGAAAAACACCTGAAGCTGCAGCAGCTGCAAAAATTGCAAAAAACGCAAAGGCGAAAGGATCCAACAGTTTTTTCGAATAAGCCCCGATACATTCGGGGCTAGGTTAACTGAACATTACTCCAATGTATTAGGTAAGAACATTGTTGAGTTCAAAGCTGAAGGAGTGTTTTCTGAAGCGGATATCGATAAGATCCTGAAGGACATTTTTAACGGATCAGAAGATATTCCGGAGGATCTGTTCAAAGCAACTTACAAACGACTTTCTGATGGAGTCGAAACCGGTTACGGATCAATCAAAGATGTTCATGATGCTGTAATGGTTTATCAGCTGAAGAATAATGTTGCCGTATTCTCTGCATTCAAAGCAAATAACTACGGAGCAACAATGCGTTCGTTGCTTGTGGACCAGGACGGAAAGAAACGAACCTGGGGAGAATTCAAGAAGGAAGCAAATCAGATAGATCCTAAATACAATCAGTTGTGGTTGGCTGCAGAATATAACCTAGCAACACGTCAGGCTCGTACAGCGCAGCAGTGGCAAGATTTCAAACGAGATCAAGACGTATATCCAAATTTGGAATATATGCCTTCACGCAGCGCAAATCCACGAGACGCACATAAAAAGTTCTACGGAATCATTTTGCCGATCGATGATCCTTTTTGGGATAGTGCAACGCCTCCAAATGGTTGGGGCTGTAAATGTTGGTTGAAGCAATCAAGATCCGAAATAACAACCGGTGAAATTGAAGCTCCATTAACCATCCCAGGCATCGAAGGAAATTCAGGAAAGGCCGGTCGAGTATTTTCACCATCACATCCATTCATTACTGCAGTAAAAAAACAGGACAAACCTGCAGTAAAAGAAGCATTTAATAAAATGAGATCAGAATTGAGCGATGTTATTGAAATGAAAGTGGGTAAGAATGCAGTTGTGATTCCTACAAATGCAGATTCACGAGACATTTTTGAAAATGTGAGTTTTGCCAAATTGGTGGTGAAGCAATTAAAAAAAGACATGTTGATCAATTCACATGCTGAAGGAAAAAAGAATCCGGAATTTACTTTCAATAAAACGATTGGAGATCTTACAACCATGGATGGAAAGAACCCGGTTAATTATATCCGGAATACATTCGATAAGTTAAAACCGAACGGTCAACTTGGATCACAAAAGAAATGTTTCCTGGCAATGGACTTTGATGGTAAACTGAAAGAATCAAATTATTTCGAGGTCGCTCGGTTCCTGAATGGTAAAATGTTGAATAATCCGAAATTGAAGTTCACCATTTTAAAGAATGGAGACAACGTGATTATGATTACGGATAAAATGGATTTTAATGAGAAACTATTATTAATCAAAAAGGAGCTACTAAAGTAACTCCTTTTCTTGGTGCCGGGCTTGGCGAACCGCGCCCGTCTCTTAAATGTCATTTAAACAATGTTTAATACATCAAAAATACAACATTATGGCGAATTTCCAAAAATCAATTAAAGCAACTGAACAGGCCATCGCCTACATTACCCGATCGGTTCCGACCATCATGGGAGTTGAAGCCGTGAACCATTTCAAAGATTCCTTCCAGGATCAAGGATTTACAGACCGGTCTTTAGAAAAATGGCCGGAAGTGAAACGCCGTCAGGAAGGAAGGTGGAAAGGCTTTCAATATGGAAGTACTGTGCGTCGTCCCGGAACGAAACAACGAAAGGCCGGTGCAATGACAAACTATTCACCTGCAGCGGAAAACCGTCCAATCCTTAGCGGCACCACACAGGAATTAATGAACGGAATCAATTGGCAAAAAACCGCAACCGGGATACGAGTTACTGCAGCAGCAGCTTATGCGAAAATTCAGAACCAAGGAGGGCAAATGAGCGTCTTTGGTAAAGCATCAACGAGAATGCCAAAACGTCAATTCATGGGGAATTCAGAGGTGCTGCGCAATAGAATAAGAACCATTATTTATAACGATCTTAATAGAATCTTCAAATGAATATTTACAATGAACTGGATACTGCTCTTGCTGCAGTACTTCAAACTACATCGGCAAAAACCGTACAGCCTTACAATGAACAGTATAAAAGTACAGATACTGATCACGCAAGATCTTATCCGGCAACTTACTATGAATTATTGGATCCCATTAGTTTCTCACAGGCAGGAAATCAATACCAACAGGCACGAGTGCGAATGCGAATGCATTGTGTTGTTTATGACATTACTGAAGGAAAAAGCAAGGTGACAACCTTTGCTCAGGAAGTGTTTTTGAAATTGCACCAAATTAAACTCTATGACGCTGATCAGCGCGAGTTGACTTCTGAATTAGTGAGAATTGGCAGTGATTTACCTAAACGATACAAGAACCTGAAAGTGATCATTATTGATTTCGAATGTGAAGCTTTTGATTATTCAACATTGCCGACGAATCTATCCGGACCGATAACGTTTAACGTACTGATTCCACAGATATAAAAAAAGGCTAGCAGTTCTGCTAGCCTTTTTTAATTAGTTTAATTTGTTCAATGTTTCCAATCAAATCCTTTAGTGTTGAATTGGTAAACATGCTTGCCATTCTCATAATATTGAACCTCTATTTTTACTTTCTTTGCCGTTTTCATTTTACTTATGAATTTGTCAGCTGAAGAAATAAAACGAATTGTAGGATCATTGTCTGCAGATTCAAGGACACCAAAATTCATGGGCTGCTCCTGATCGAATCGAACATTTATCACTGGTTCATTTATATCATCGTAAAGTTGACCGTTGGATGATGTGATATACGCTTCAGATTTATTTGCATTCTTCCGGATCCAAAGCGTTAAATAAGTTCCTCCCTCATAGGGGAATTCTAATTCTACTTCATCCTGTGAGGTGATATGGGCAATATAAATTGAATTATCAGTCATTTCATCCTTTTCAGTTTGGTATGACCATTTGAAATCATCTTTCATCAATTCCATTTCCTGCTGTTCAATCTGACGTTCTACTTCCGCATCTACTTTTGCGTCCAATTCTGCGTCTGACATTTCAGGCTCATCAGCACTGCCACATGATGATATCAATGTGATTGCAGCTAAAATATAAATGTACTTTTTCATTTTGTTGGGTTTTAATTGTGTGCTAAATTATTAAAATAGTTCGAGCTGAGTGTTCTTCTGAATTCCATCAATATAAATTTCATCATCATACCACACTGACATTATCCTATCTCCTTGCTTGACATATCCTCCCAAATAATACTTATCGTTTTTATCCTCAAGAGCGCAACAAACAAAGTGATAATGTTCCGGAGAACTTCTTGCCATTACTCTATTGTTTCCACCAAGGGTATCTAAATATCGAGGACAAGTGCAAGGACCAGTAATTTCCATTATCACATATGGACCGCAATTGTACATTTTTGTTCTTACAATCGAACCTTTTGGAATACACATAATTGATTTTTAAAATTCTTCGTCCAGTTCCAATTTATCTTTATAATTCGGATCAGCTCTTTCAATTTGGCGGTCAATCGGGTTGGATTTTTTAATATAAAAATTCAGTGTTGTGATATCATATCCTGAATCCCTTAAGTGTGTAAGGATATTTTTATCTTCAGGCATAGAAATTAAATTTAGCATCGCATAGGCAATCAATTTTCCTTCTGATTCTGGCCAATCAATCCTTAAATCATTATCAAAGGGTGACCAAAAAATTTTTAGCTCATCTTGAAGTGGATAATGTATATTTTTAACTAACTCAGCCCTTTCATCAAATCTAGGTTGCATGCCGAATTTATCTCTATGTTTACGCATAATGACGGCGTTCAATAAAATTTCGATTTCGCACAATTCATCATATGAACAAGATTCCAAAAATTGATCAGGCGTAATTTCTAAGGTTAGTATTTTGTCAATTTTTGGCATCGCTTTCCTTTTTTAAGTCCCTATCAATTTTCTCAATCCATGCAACACATACCGCAGTGAGTTGTACTAATTCTTCACGTCGTTTTTCGGTATCTAATGTGCTTATCACCTCTGACATTTCTTCAACAGCGATATGTGCGAATGTTCCATAATTATGTTTGAAAGCCAAATCGCAGCCTTGCTTTGCCATTGCCTCTGATGGTACTCCATATTCTTCGCACATTCGTTCAGGTGTACAACCATTTTCTCTTGTCAATAATACTGGATCCAAACATGGATGATTCTGTTCGCCCCATTTAGCATCTTGACGAATTCGTTCATCAATTACCTCTTTGAAAACCTTTGTCATTGATGATTTTCGTTTTTCACGTTCAACCGCACTGCTTACACAGTGAATCTGAGTTGCTGTTGAGGTTTGAGTTAGATCTATTTTCAATTCACCTCGTTTTGCTAATAAACTAAAAACTGTTGAAGCAATTAAAGATTCTGAATGAATTGTATCTTCTTTTACCCAAATTGTGGCCAGTGTTTTTAAAACATCAAGCAGATCGTTTCGATCCTTTTCCATTTTATGAAAAGCATCAAGTTCCAATTCTTTGCATGCTTCCCAAGTATCACGCATTTTTTCAGGATCCTCAATTCCATCCATAGCGTTAACACATTCCATGATGCGGTTTGCATTTGGTCCTGAATTTTGTCGTATATCTCGCATTTTTGCGAGGACTAATCCATCTTGATTAGTTATTAGTGTTCCCATTTCACTTGAGAAAACAACATGCCAGGGTGTTTGTGTATGGTTCATAAGTCTTCGATTTTATTGATGAATAAATTGTTGGTCAAAACATTAAAGTTTTTCAAAGGATCCGCATAGTAGAATTGATTGCCAACTTCCATGTCCTCAGTCAGAACAGCTTTTCCAATGTAAACATCTTTAAGAGGGCTTTCTTCTAAAAATTTCGGAAGCCCGGTAATAACACCGGTGTCATCATTTAATTCAACATCCAAATACGTTAGATCCTGATATCTGTCTTCAAAATGAATTCTTTGTTTTTTCATATAGTTGAGTTTAAAAATTACTTATTCTGTGTCCTGCTTGATCCGGTTGTAAACGATGTCTTCAATCGTTTTTTCACTCAAAAAGAACTTGTCAGCGATTTTGGTGATCTTCACCTCTTCAGTAAAAAGCCGGATGCCTTTGAACTTCTTTTCGCTGAGCTTTTCGTATTCTTCTTTCACCGCCGTGTTACGTTTCTGCAGGCGCGCTCGTCGCTTGTCATACTTGTTCAATTGTTCCATGGCGTTTGGTTTAGGTACGTTTCAGGATACTTCTTTTCGATACCGGGACGTTGAACCAACCACTGTGTGTAAGTTTGGATGTTTTTGAGGGCTTTAATTTTATCCGGATCTTTCAATGCTTTCCAAAGTTTCTCAGCTCGTCCTTTGTTTCCGACCTTGTGATCATATTCCAACCAAAATCGTTCAAAGGATAGATCCTCGGCAACTTCTGTAATACTGACACCTTGAACGGTTTTATAGGTCATGGCTCTGTCAATGCTTCCTGGAAAGTGCCTCCATAAAAAGATAATTTGATTGTTATCCATGCCTCCATAATTGATCTCTGCTTTTATTATGCGTCCGGATTCATCATATTCAGCAATAATTGAGGCTTCAAAACGGGTAAATTCGATTAAATACTTAGGCATTTTTGATTTATTTTAGTGGTTATCGTAGTTAAAACTGCGCGCTCGAAAGGCGATTCAGGAAAAATCTGTGGTAATACGTGGTTCAGGACAAGAGTGGTTTTATCATCCAGGGCGAATGATGTTTTTTCTTTCAGATCGATAGACTTTTTCATTAGTGAGGTTGTAAAGTCTTTTAGGATCATACCACACAACCGAGATTCCAACATCGTGTTGAATGTTGCAAACTTGGCATACTGCAGAGTATTGATCAGCACGTTCAATTCTTCTTGTGTTAATTTCAGTTTCATAGTTTGATGTCGTGGATAAAAGTGTTATATACTTCCTGAGCTTGGGTGACGAGTTTGGTTAAATTCAATCCTGTATAAGCGTTTAATTCCTGGTGCAGGTGTCCGTATTGTTTGCACCACTCATTGATGCGTGCCATGTCGGATCTTTGATCTGCAGTGACATATCCCATTTGAGCGAACAGCGCAATCACTTTTCTTCGTTGCTTCAACTCACGGTCCTTTTGAACAGTTTCAGTTTTGAGGATCTGATTCATGAAAACAATAAATTCACGGTATTCATTTGCGGTTAACTGAGTGAGACCTGTTTTCTTTCCTTCTGTGAATTGATCAATCCATTCAGATCGATCCAAGGTGATTCCCATCCGGGAGAACTTCTTTTCAATAGCGAAGTATGTTGAGTAATTCATTAGCTATAAATATTTACAAGTTTCAATTTGGTTTTCTGAGGCAGACCGTACTTGATGCGCTGCTTTTCTTTCCGGATTGTTTCATTTCGTTTGTTGTGAATCTGCTCGTAATCAACTACCGGTTGCGGACGTCCTTTTTTGAATCGATGTGCTTCACCGTTTGGGATCCGGTAAGATGAATCTCCTTTGTGTGGATGAGGCCGCAAGTTCTTTCTTGCCATTTCAGTTATTTCAGCCCTTTTTGTTTCCAGGAAACCTTCAATTTTTAAAACTCCTAATTCACGAGCTTTGCGGACAATCGTTCTTTTTGACAGTCCAAGTTCCTGAGCAATTTCAAATGTGAATTCGGTTGGAAATTTCGCCTGCAGTATTGCGATCATTTCAGGTGTCCATTCTGTTTTCTTTCCTTTCATAGCTTTAATCTCCCTCTTCATTAAATTTTACATCCTTGTACATGAATTTCTTGTATCCCGGTATTGATTTACATTCCCGGTTAATTGTCTTGTGAGAATTGGCAACGCCAACCTTAACAAGCGTATTTATTCGTCGCTCCTTTCTTCTTTTTGTGAAATAGATTACCATTTGCGAGTGATGAACAAGAAGACATGAATGGTGAACCATTTACATCCGATGATTGAAAGAAGTAGAATTCCTATAGATGTCACTGCAATAAATGGTGACATCACAATTAGCCAGGACAAGAATGGCCAAAAGGTAAATTTCAAAACCAACAGTGCAAACGTTGAGCTGAACAGCGCGATCGTTGCAAGGTTGAATAATTTGTTGTTTTTTGTTTCTGAATTCATAGTTGTTATGTTTTGGCACGGTGACCGGATTCGAACCGGTATCTGTCAATCATTCCGAATAATGCACCGCGCTTGTTTTTAAGCTTCTTCCTTATAAGGGAAAATTTCAACGATTGGAGAAACCGATATCATCGGGATCTGAAAGTCAACCATAAGAGTTGATAGACTCTCCTTGATTCGGTCGTATGCTTGTTTCACTGAGGCAGCACTTACTAAAAAGTTCTGAGCCACTTTTTTGGCAGTTTCTGATTCGTCTGATGAGAGATAAGTGATTTTCACTTTGTACCATACATCAGAATCATCATAAGCAAAAATGTCGTGGATCTCGGTTTTTGTCACACCGGTGACGTTGAATTCACCTCTGATCACAGAACCAAGTTCTTCATAGATTCTCGCTTCAGCATCCGTGAATGTCATTGCAGCCAATAAATAAGGCTCAGACACTCGTTTAAAAGTTCCGTTTTCCAGTTGCTTTGTATACCGAACTTTTACAGTAAACCAGTTATTCATATTTGAGTTTTAATTGATTACTTTCTTTTGTTTTTCACCTGAACCGCAGATAGCACTTCAATTGAAATTTTTTCTTTAGCCAGGAATGCAGCGCGGTCTCTTGAATTAGCTTTTATCACAACATCGAATTGGCGGTGAGGCTTTCCTTCGTATGACATTGCCATTTTCACATTGTACGTTTTTTGTGAAGCTGCTGCAATTCGAAAACCGACACCTCTTCGCTCAACCTTCAAGGCTGGCAATTCCTGAACTGGCTTTTTCTTCTTTTTTAAAAAACTGAATAGTCCCATTTTACAGATTTGAAAAGTTGATTGAAATTGCTTTGAACTTGCCTTCCTTGTCCTTCTTATAGAACTGATATCCGAATTTCTTGAAGTCAATTGAATATCCTTCTTTGATCAATCGCAATCCCTCCCTCCATTTTGGAGCATCAAACTCAGCTTCATGCTTGATGAACTGCATTACTTTGGAGTATTCCAATTCACCTGCTTCATTTTTCGAGATCAATCCCATCAGCAAATTGAAGATTCCTGGCTTTGCACTGGCCGCTCCCTCCTCCATTAAAAACTCCTGAACCAATTCAACTCCTTTGTGCGCAGTCTCATCCCATTTAGGATCTGTGTCACGGGATCTCGTGATCTTAAAGTTTCCATCTTTTGAAACAATTGAAAACCCGCCTTTTGACTTGGAAGGCACTAATCCAAACTCATCAAGTTCACCGTGTTGGGCTTCCATCATTTCAGCAAGATCATCCTTGAAGTCGGACATCATTTGTTCAATTTTCACAACTCCTTTAATTGCTTTTTGAATTCGTCTTTCACGATTCTTTTCGTACTCAGTCCGTTTTTTGTTCTGTACTTTACGCTCAGCCCTTTGTTCGGCTGCTAATTGATCCATCAATTGTTGACGCTCAGTTTCACTAAGATTTTTAATGTTTACGCTCATTTTTCTGTTATTTAGATTTGTTAATTACCTGTGTGGATGGGTGTACACAATTTCTGTTGGTGTGTATGGTATTTCACAATTACCATTCTTTTGCTGCCGTTTCACCTCCATTTGAACTGAAACATCGTTTCTTTCGGACACCTTTTTCATCCAGTCAGGATGGTTTGTGTTGCTGCGGATCCATTCTGACAATTCCTTATATCGATCCTGCAGCAGCTTGTATTCTTTTTCAGCCGCGTGTACCATATCTCTTGTGGACTTTTAAATAGTTTTTAAATGATTCTTTAATAGCGTTTGAATTCACGCAGAACAAATTCATGTCTTTGTGAAACAAACTGATCAGGATCCCATTTCTCATATTCGTGACATGCTTCAGGTTGGAAGCGCGAGACAAATAGGACGCGGCACTCTGATCGTAGCACAACCGGAACCAGGACCAAAACACTTTGTTCCGGGAGTGGAGGATATATTCTTTTGAGTCCAAAGGATAAATGCGCTCAATGAATCGCATACCTGATTCGAAAAGAATTGTGTTGTATTCAAGTTCATCGAATGCCAAGAACTCTCTTACTGTTTCAGAGGTGACCTTCACCGCTGTTGCTTTTTTTTCTAGTTGAGTTGTGTTCATATTGATCTATGTTAAATCGTTCCAATAATTTGCTGCTTTTTCAGCGTTGATAATAAAATCTTCATCTTGTCCAAACCGACCTTTTACTATTGCTTTAAATCCTTCAACCCGGATCTTTACATCTCCATTGTATTCAACATATTCCGCCAGTGTACCATAAGGTTTTTTTCCATCAGCATGCGAAATCCAAATGAATAGTTTGGTTGGAAACATTCGCACGAGCTTCTTGTATTCAGCTTTTGAAATCCCTAAAAACTGTAACGAGTCGATAAAGATGAAATCGGGTGACTTTTGGCGTGATAGACGCTCAATGATATCCGGTAATTCCTCACTGATAATGATAAACCTTCTTTTCTCAATTGCATTGAACTTATGCCGAATGATGGCTTTCTGAAATGAAAGTCTAGCACCCTCTTCGATTGTGTCGTAAGCTACTCGTCCAAATTGAGTGAGATACTTGGCAAGCATAAGACAAAGCGTAGTTTTACCATGACCGGAATTTCCATATATAATCCAATTTCCAGTTCGATCAACTTCAACCCCGAAGGAATCAGCAAAAGCACCGTCGAATTTCATGGTCTTAAATTTCATTTTAGTTATTTGGTCAATGGAAATAGCTCGTTTTAACATTTAGGCAGCCTTTTTGGAGTTGTTGAGCAAGTGGTATCTTTCGATTTCGCGTTTTACTCTTCGCATGTCACCTTCGCTGCTGTTGTAGATCGCGACAATTGAATCTTCATCGTCGACACCATTGACTTTACAAACCGCAGTGATGTCTTTAAGTGTAGCGTCGGGCAAACTGATAAACTTTCTACCTACACGAGAATACAATTCACGAATTCCGATTTTATCGCGCTGTACGCCTTTTAAAATGCGTTTTTGAAGTGCCGGTACTCCTGACAATAAAAATGCACAGTGTCCTTCAAGATCATTATAGAAATCCATGAACAAGTCCAATTGAGGATCCTTTAACTTATCCGCCTGATCAACTATGATTAAAGGTTTGTGTAAGGTTCTGACATGTTCAACGAAGTTTTCGACCAATTCTCCAACTGTACCTTCAGCTGATAAACCTGCAGATCGAAGTAACGATTGAACATAAGTCTTTTTGGTCCAGTAATTTTTGCATTCAACCAGGATAACATTTTCTGTACTGCGTTCAAAGCGTTTGTAAGTATGCGATTTTGAACGACCTTCTTTCATTGATACAGCAATCGAAACGCTACCTTCTTTCACTCCGGTAAGTAGTTGAATCATGTTTTGGTAGTTTGCCGTGTCAGCGTGGATCCAATTAAGATCGATCTTCAAAGCAACCTGAACTTTTCTCCACATTTCTTCTTTGATCAATTCCCATTTTCCGTGAATCATGTGGTTGATCGTGGCAGCTGATATACCTGCTTTGATTGCGACCTTGTTTTGAGAAAGCTTGTTAGCCATTTGTGCCACTTCGCTTGCGATCTGTTGTTTCTGAATAGTTTCCATAGTTATGTTTATAGATAAGTGAATACTGAATCTGATTCGACATCCGATCGGGTGTCTTTTGGTAAAGTGGATCCCATCTTGATCATCCATTCCTGATCGTCGATTAGTTTATCCGGTGTAATTCCTGTGCGTTGTCTCAAGGCTTCCAGTTCCTGCACGTCGCGTTGTAATTCCTCCTCACGAATGCTGAAATCTTCGAACCACTTTTCTTTGTCGCCTTCTTTCATAAGTACCGGGATCTCCTGATGCGATCGTTTTGGTTGAGCGTGGGCAACAACTGTCTTTTCACCTGCAGCGTTTACTTCAATCAATTGGATAGAACTGTCAAGCTGCTCAGGATCGTAGCGAACGATGAATTTTTTGCCGATGTTGTATCTTCTGAAATTGATGTCTATTTTTTCATTCGAATCGTACACTTCGAACATGTATTCTTTACCTGCGATGCGAAGGTGCAAACCGTCATTTTTGTATGTGATTGGTTTGGTTTCATTTACCCAAAACAGATCAATCATATCAAGGAAGTCAACCGGTTCTGACATTGGTACCGGCATTGCGTAAACTTCGGATCTCGTTTTACCTGCGATCAGTGGGTGCGTTGCATTGTTCCACATTTTAACAGCCAATTCCCAAGCCTTGATTAATTGATCCTTAGTAAGAAGTCGGTGTTTGTTAGCCAGGATAAAATCAATATTAGGAACGTTGTCCAAGTCGCGTGATTTAACTGATTGCTTATCTGAAAACCAAAACGTTGAAATTACTTGCTGCTGCAGTCGGTTGAAAATTGGTTCTGCAGGATTGGATTTTGCTCGTGGAGCTGTTGGATGATGAACACCACCTTTGCGAGATACAATGCCGTCGTATAATTCCTGCATTCTTGCTGACTTGTGTCCGGATTGATTATCGTAAGTAAGTTTGTAAGGTCGTGACTGTGAAAAGTTGATTGCTGATTTTAATGCGGTGAAGTGATCAACATGGTTTTCCGTTTCTGAAAGAGAATAACCAATGATCATTTCACTGAAGACATCGAATACCGGATTTATTTTCAGTTTCGCTGCCATCCCGGTTACATTGTCCAGGTAATGAACCCAATCAAGCTTCGTTCCATCGATCGCCCAATATGCATTCGGAAACCATTCAGATCTGTCTCGTGAAAGTTTGTGACCAAATGCCTTTGCATATTGTTCTTTGCCGTGTCGCGCCAAAGTCCAAACTCTTTTCACTTCCGGCTGATCTAAATACAAACCAATTGCTGATTCTGAAAGCGTTGGCCATCCTTTTTCTACTCGCTGAATATCGTACAAGGACAGCACGGTTGTAACAAGTGGTTTGTTCGGTAGGCAATAGGTCGCGAGTAAGTAATCCGCAATTTCACCTGTGATTTTTCTTCTATTATCATTATCGGTTCCTCCATGAACGAGAGATCCATGTCCTTCCAACTTAAACTTTCGATACATTCTTTCAACTGATCTGTAATTACCGGGAATGGAGTGGCAATAGTCGTTTGATGGGAGTTGATTAATTGCGTTAGAGATATTTTCCCAAAGCCTGGTCTTATTTCCTGTGATCTTTCGGGTATTCGTAGCCTTTGACACCACGATTGTATCAATTGCCTTGAGGATAATTGCGTTTGTGGTGTATTCGGTTTGTTTTTCTGTTGTGAGTGGTTTGCCGTTGGCTTTTCTGAATGCTGTGAAATAGGCTGCTGCTTCATAATCGGGTTTTAAGTAGGATTCAAAAATTGTTTTTTGTGCTGTTTGTGCAGGATCACCGGCGATCTGAACTACTTTTTGTTTGAGATCCTCACGCATGGAGGAGAATTCTACTAACGCCTGTCGACCGTTACCGCCTTTTTGAATAACATTCAAATACCCACGCGTCTTAAGTACGTCATAATGTGCTTTTGAAATTAGGTCACCAATTAAATGACTGGCTTTCACACAAAGAATATTGTTGTGGTATGTGTACATGTTAAATTGTAGTTTTATTCGTTGTGTCCGTCAGCGACTCGAACGCTGCATGTCTGCCTGCCGGACTTCCATTCGTTGGGAACCTAACTGCGCTATCGTTATGCGCTAAATCCTTCCATTCGTTCTTTAATAACTGCCTCAAGAGCATTAACAGTTTCGATATGGTATTTGGAGTTGATTCTTTCGAATCTTTTCTGAGCATTCTGACTGGCAATTCCTAACATTTCACCAACTCTTTTCCAGTCACCCCAAACAACCAATGATTGAAGTTCTTTGAGCCTGATTTTATGAGCCTTTTCCGCTTCAGAATAATTTTCTTTAGTTATTGTCATACTTTTGTTTTTATTTCGTACTTGAGTTAGACAAACATATAGATAATTATCATTATTCACAAATTAATCATGACAAATATCATGACCGACAAAGAAAAAATTATCAAATACCTTGATTATAAAGGGATTAGTAAGAATAAATTTTATTTAAAGACGGGGTTATCTGTCGGTTTTTTAGATAGTGGGAGTAGTTTGGGAGTGGATAAATTAAGAATAATTACAGATAATTATCATGATCTTAATCCAATGTGGATTCTTTCAGATAAAGGCGAGATGATTTTGAAATCTTATAACACATCAACAGAAAAGATAACAGAAGTCAGCGAACCGGAACCTGAAGAATATTCAAAAGAACCTGGATATCCACTTTTACCAATTGAAGCATTTGGAGGTGATGGTGACAATACTGTTCTTGGTATAGAAACATCTAAAATTCAAGAACGATATGTTATTCCCTTATTCGAAGGTTTGAAAATTGATTTCATGATTGCGGTTCGTGGATCCTCAATGTATCCGAAATACAATAGCGGTGACGTTGTAGCCTGTAGAATAATTAAAGATCTGTTATATGTTCAATGGAATAAAACCTATGTGATTGACACCTTCACGCAAGGAACGCTTCTGAAGAGATTGAAGAAATCAATCATCGATGATCATGTTGTTTGCAAATCAGATAACAAAGACTATGAAGAATTTGAACTTCCTAAAACTGATATCAGAAATATAGCAATGGTAGTTGGTGTGATCAGGTTGGAGTAATTAAATGATATATAAAATGAATGATTTCGATAAGAATGTAGAAGACCTATACCAATATGCAATTGGTATAGAAGAAATTACCCAAAATTATAGACCGATTGATTTTGTAAAATTGAGGCATGCTTGTGTGAATGCTATTTCACATAATGAAGAATCGGAATGGAAGTCCTCGTTGAGTATTTATATGGAGATCATCAAGAACAATCCTGACTGTTCAATTTAACAAAATTATCAATCACAATCTCAACGTTGTCATTTTGATTCACTTCAATTAGATCAAGAAGAAGTGTTACCGCAGGGTTTACTTTGTTACATAATTCATCAAGTGAAATTGTATCAGGAACATTCACTAATGTGTTTATTTGAATCTTTATTGCCATTACTTAAAAATTATTATTGCCGTTTGAATCGCATTGATCAGCATTGATAGGTTGCGTTGCTTCTTGATGCGTTTAATTTCATGATCCTTTACTGCAAGCAATGTATCTTTTGAAATAATGATGTATCGCTGATTATAAATTATACTATCCTTGCTCTTGTCCATGTTTTCAAAGGAAGCAATTGTAGTATCTTGTTTGTGAATAATGATATCCTGCAGTCGAAGGATCTGAACGGTGTCCTTATCCCTTTTAACCTGGCTAAGACTGATTTTTAGATTGTTCAAATCGGAATAAAGTGAATTTATCACATCACGATCAACCGCAACCTGGTTTAACAGATCTGCAATGTCCTGCTCCTTATTTTCTATTCGTTTTTCAATGACTTTTTCGGAGGAAATCTTATAAACTGGCTTTGGCTGAGGCTTAAAAATCACTATAAGGATACATGCGATGATCAAACCGAAGGTAATCAACTTGTCTTTGGCGAAATATTGTTCAATTTTCATAAACGTTTTTACCAAATGTACAGGGAAAAGCCGTGTTTTTAAAAACAAAACCCATGAAAAACCCCATAATTAGGGCGTTTTCAAACTTTTTAAGTAGTAATAACCCCCTATTAAAACCGCTCAAAACTGTGTTTTTGGATGCTTTTTTTATACTAACTAGGTATAAATACCAACTAAAAACGATGGTTTTTGTATGCCCAACTGTATGCCCAACTGTATGCCCAACCCCGAATTATAGAAAGTAGGATGATTTTAGAAAATCTAAATATCTGTACAGTTTTTCGGGATAAAAAGAGTGTGAAATTTGGCGTTTAAGCGCGCAAATGGTAATAATACAGGGATATACTACCATTCTCAAAAGAAAAGCGGTCACACATGGAAGTATGACCGCAATAAGTGGTATTCAAATGGGAGTTAAACGGTATTTTTGTACGATTTGAAAAAGTTGGACATTCAGCAAAAATATAGCTGAATCCTTTTATTTTAGGGCTTTTTCAGCAAAAATATAACTATTGTTTATGTACGTTTTGTTTTGTTGGGGGTATTTTGTAAATAAAACTTTCTCTGTTGTAAAAC